TTGCTGTGGGCCTATTGAACCACCTCCACCGCTTCCACTGCTTGCCGCGCTTGACGGGCTAGAAGAACCAACATTAGCCAGTTGAGCAATACCAGTTGCCACCAATACCGCCACGTTCGCATAGTCATAGGGGTGCATAGAAAGACTTTTCATAACTGCCGTGGCTGTATCTGCTACAATTAATCCAGCCGCTAATATTTTATTATCACTACCAATTGCGCTGTTTAGGATTTGCGCAGCATTAACAAAACCCGAAGCCTGATCTACTTTGTAATCATATCTTTCTTTCTCAGCTTTTTTCTCATCAGCTATTTCTTTGTTTCTTTCTTTTTCTCTTTTAATTTCTATTTTTTCAACATCGCTTGCAAATGTATCAGTAAGATTCTTTCTTAGTTCTAAGTTCTCGCCAATCATCTCAAGTTCACGAGCAAGCTTTTCCGCTAATAATGTTTCTTCAGCTTTGAATCTGTCTTCTATCTCTTGTTTTTGTTCAGCATATGGGTCTTCTTCTTGCTCTGCCCTTATATTTTTTATGTCTTCAGCGAACTTTTCAGCAAGTTGTTTTTGTAATTCGTAATCATCGCCTACTTTTTGTAAGTCTCTTTGTAGTTTTTCAGATAATAATATTTCTTCAGATTTAAATCTGTCTCTGATTTCCTGTTTTTCTTCTTCTGTGCCTGATCCAGCAAGTTGTTTTTTTCTTATATTTTGTATGTCTTCAGCGAATTTTTCAGCAAGTTGTTTTTGTAATTCGTAATCATCACCGACTTCTTCTAAATCTCTTTGCAGTTTTTCAGATAATAATATTTCTTCAGATTTGAATCTGTCTTCTATCGCTCGTTTGCCAACTTCATCAATGTTTTTTTGATGTTCTGTTAAAAGAATAAGCTGCGCTTTTAAACCTTCTATTCTTGTTTGCTCGTCTTTTACGGCTTTATTTAAATTTGTGTTTAACTTGTCATTTTCTGATCGTCTTAACTTATTTGATAATCGTTCCTCAGAATCTTCTATTTGTTTTAAAACGCCTGGTATTGAGTTTATATCCTCAGGATCAAGAAACGAATTGGTAAAATCAATTATTGCTTTTGTGGCGCTGGGAACAATGGCTATAACGTCATTAAAAAAATCATCAAAAGCTGGTGCAAGTGTTGCGCTTATTGCTGTTGTTGCGTTACCTATTGATGATGTCATAAGTGTAAAAGTATTAGAAACCTCGCGAAGTGCTTCAGCTTGCTTGCCTGTTATCTGTAAAGAATCATTTACATCATTAAAACGTTTTTTTAATGTTAAAAGCTCCTCTGAATTACCTTTAAACAACGGAATTAATTTTGACGCGTCGTTGCCCATTGATTCAAGAACAAACGTCATTTTATCACCAGCAACGCTTGCGTCCTCCATTCTTGATACCATTTTGCCAAGGATTTCCTGGGATGATAACCCTTCAAACTCTCTTGCCGCTGCCATTGCGCCATCTTTTGAAAGCTTTATTACATCTGCGTAATCTTGAAACGCTCCTGTCCCTGCCGCGCTAAACTCGCCAACTTTGTCTGCAATGTCTTTGCTTATATCTGCTATTTGCTCGGCATTTATACCGTAGTTATTCGTTGCAAAAGATAGCGCTTGAAAGTCAGAAGTGGAAGTTTTTGCCTGTTTGGCCATGAGCTCAAGCTCACGCCGACCACTTGCTGACGAAAGCACCATTGCAGTAACCGCAGCAGACAACGCCGCAGTTGCCGCCACTGTTTTAAGTATTGCCGCGCCAGCCATTTTTGCGCCATTGCCAAACTTTTTAAGTCCCGCATCAGCCTTGCCGGTTTTTTTTGTTACGCCATCAAGTTTTTCATTCGTTTTTTTTAACTTGGCATCAAGCTTGGCCGTGCGCGCGTCCAATAATACTATTAGTTCTTCTGTAGCCATGACTTGTCAGCCCCGTTTTTTATGCGCTCAAAATTAAGCATGATGCTAGTATCAACATCATTATTTTTGGCTAGTTTGGCTAGTTTGTTTATTTCAACCAAGTCTAACTGCCAAGCCTCGGAAGGTTGTATTTTTAACTCGTTAACAGCGTATTCGAACCAAGACCAATAATCAAATTGAAATGGCTCGAGCTTGTTTGCTTGCTGCCCTAAGAATCCGCTTTTTTTTTAGCTATTTGTGAAAAGTATGCATTTGCCTCTGTAGCCAAACCCAACATTATTAATGGCCACGGTTCACACAGCCCGTTTTCTGACTCCGTAGGCATCCAGCTCACCCTGTGCATCGCGTCCTGTATTTCATCAAGAGATACGCCGCTTTCAACCTGTTTGATAACAGAATAGAAAAGATAAGATGCATCACTAGCACTCATTAAGCCATGAAACACGCGCAATCTGGATATGCTTGCAATATTTCGCGAAGTGTCGCAAGCTTCAAGGTAAAGCAGCAAGCTATGCTGTAAATCTTTACCCGTCTGCTCGTAAAAATACTTGCAAGCTCCAAGCGTTATTTTGTACTCATACTCTTTATAACAAAGCTTAATCATGCATTAAGCCGCATAAGGAACGTGAGTTACAACGCCGCTAGACAAAAACGTCAAACTGGTTGTTGTTTTATCACCGTGCGGAACAGCCACGCTTTGTCCTGTAGGCATCATCAAAGCAGTGTAAGACTCGTCAGTTGTCCCAGTTGTGGGAATTGTGATTGTGTAAGTGTCCATAGTGTTAGAAAATGCATCATTGCTAACCTTTTGGAATTGCGCTTCGGTATTGTAAACAAACTCACAAGCATACTGCAATTGTTTGCCAGAGCCTTGGGTGTCCATTAATGTAACGTTGTCGCCGTTTGATTTATTACTAATGTCAATCGGCGAACTATTCCAGGTTAATGTTCCAGCTCCCTGGCCTACAATTTCACCAGTGCCGTTTGTGATTACTACATTTGTCCCGTTCACTTCGTTAGCCATTTTCTTATCCTCTGTTACTAAAAGTTAAATAATTGATTGATATGTCTCGTTGGAACCAAGCATCGCTCTCCCGACCTTGGTTCACTGTTGAGTTTAGTATGTCCACTTGTTGCTCATTATACACTGTAAAGCTGTTATATTGGAAGCCTGTTAAAACTTCGTCAATCGCTTGCAATTGCACGTTGTCATAGTCCAAGTTATCCAGAGAAACAAAAACGCTAACTTGGAAAATGCCCCGATCTTCATTTTTGTCAGTAGTAGTTTTACCCATCATTTCAGAAGTCGCTGGTATAAAGCTTAAAGACACCCAAAGCGCTTTACCTGACGGATCAAAAAACTTGTTCTGATACGCTATATCATCCGCTGTTAAATCCGTAATTGTTGCAGATAAAAATTGAGTGATTAACGCCTGTTTTGTGTCTAAATAACTCATTAAAAATCCTTGATCTTGTTACCTACTGCTATTAGTGTCGCTCTAACCCAACCCTTGGGCGACTTAAACGGCCTGAGCTGGTTGCTGTATCCGCTTGTTGTTTTCTTGCCTTTGCTTGGATTAGGATAACCGCCATATTCTAGCGTTTCGATATACGGTAAATTATTTGTAAAATACACTTTTTTATTCAACACATCCCCAGGAATGCTGTTAGCACTTGATTGAGAGCCGCCACCGCTTTTGTCTTTATTTCTACCGAATAAACCCGAAGGATTACCAACAGTTAAAAACCAATTATTTCTGGCTCGGCCTTCTTCCACTGGCGTTGCTTTTATAATTGAGGTTAAGCCCGACAAATATACGGCTCTGATATCCTTGTTTGCTTGTTTTTTGTTGTCTGATATCATTTTTTTGACATCGCCCATGCCCTTGATGGGCATTATTTTAGCCTTACTTGCATTTTATATGCCAACACGTCAGAAGTAGGCGCTTTAATGTCTACGCTTACCACTAAATAAAACAATGCGCCTTGCTGCACTGTATCGCCTTGCGCTACCTGTGTGTCATTATCACAGGTCAGCATTCTGTCACCGGCCTTAATCGTTTCATTAAACATGGTTGCATTGTATTCAGAGAACATAGCGTTTTTAAGTAAAGTGGTCGTAGTTGTTGTCGTGCCAGCACTTAAAGGAGAGCCTCCAACTGTTTCAGATTTAACCAGGTAAACTAGCTCACTTGAATCTGAACCTGCCTTATGTTTTGCGCTCGCTAAAATCTTTTTAACTTTGAGCCTTATACTTTTTGCACTCATTAGACGCGAGCCATAATATTTTTTGAGCCGTTGTTTTTTAATAGTGGATCTAAATAAGCATCTGCCCTATCAGTTCTCACCTGCTCCCAACTTCCACCGCTAAAATATGATTCTGAGATAACACCATCAAGACTAAACGACGCCAGATTTTGATTTGTGCCAGTTACCAGCAACGCTGACTCGTTAGCCTGCACCGCCAATTCCATTTGCGCTTTTTTTAAATTGCTAGGTATTGCATCTTTTGCAACTTTGAAATTGTATTCACAAACACCATTTCTTGGATACATTAAATCCTGAGTGGCATTAATTCGCTCACCTTTCATGCTCTGCTCTTTACTAAATAAATAATCAACCGCTTTTATCTGTAAAGTGTCGCGCTCCGATTCAGTTGCAGGGAGAGTAAACCCCCTGGCTGTCGCGTATGCTTGAAATTCTGCATCAGTCACAAAACTATTAGCGCCTGATACAATTGTTCCGTCTTCTATTATTAATGGCATTTTAAATGTTCTCGTTAAAAATTAATGAATAAACACCGAGCGCCGTACCTGAGCCGCCCAACTTTGAGAATGACAAATAATAAGTGCCAGCGGCTAAACCTCTTTTACCCATTGCACCAGCAAAAACAGTTGACCTTTGCGCTGTCGCCGATGCTGACAATGCATTCAATGTTTCAACCGGTGTTTGTCCAACATTTGGAGTGAAGACACCGCCGGTATCTATTGTAACCTGCCCAGCGTAATCGCGAGCAGTTGATTGAAAATTATTTTTATATATTGGCACGGCAGAATCAAAAATGCCTGATGCCACGCCTTGTATGTCCCTGTATGCTTCAAAAGTAATGCCGCTTTGATGCGTCTCAATATTTTGAGAAAGAAGCTCAAAATCAACCGGGCTAACTACTCTCAATATAGTTTCATTACCGTTATTTATTACCAGTGGATAGCTTATCCTGAATTGTTGGCCGAGTGCATAAGCCGGATCTGCATCTTCGACTTTTATTCTTCGCTTATCAATAAAATCATTTGTGACAATGTCATTTGGTATGCCATGTATTGAGTATCTAGCTCTAGTTGTCATGGCATAACCTCAAAATCTTCAGGCTCTTCAGGCTCTTCAGGCTCTACATACAACACAAGTCCCATTGAGGCTAACGTTTCAACGCCAGAATCGCCCAGTCTAGCTGTAATCTTATCAACACTGGCTTCAACGTCACCGATAATTAAAGCGTCTTGCCCCACTTGGGCTAGTGCCATGTTTATTACTTCTTCAGTATCCCATT